ACAGACCGAACATCAACGGCATATACAAATGCCTATCTAAAAGACGTTTTTCTTAACGATACACCCATTTTAAAAGCAACAGCTAGTTCAAGTAGTCCAGCAACAACAGATTTTAACTTTCAAGATGTAACTTTTTCATCGCGTTTTGGTACTGCAGATCAAACAAAAATTGATGGTATTGAAAGTTCTTCTTCTATAACCCCTGTTGGTGTGACGGTCACTGCTGCAACACCAGTGACTAGACAAATCACAAATACAAATGTTGACCGGGTAAAGGTCACAATATCATTTCCGCAGATACAAAAAGCAACAAGCGATGGCGATTTGCTTGGTTCTACCGTGCAGTTTAAGATTAGTGTTCAATACAATAGTGGTGGTTTTACTGATGTTCATACCGATACCGTTACAGGAAGAACAGCAGATACATATCAAAAAGATTTTTCAGTTGCCCTTACTGGTAGTTTTCCAGTTGATATAAGGGTTTCAAGGATTACTGCGGATAGTACAGATACTTCTTTGATCGACTCTTTTCAATGGACAAGTTTTGCAGAAATTATTGATGATGCAAGTACATACGCAAATTCTGCATACAATTCTATACGACTTGATTCACAACAATTCAGTTCAATACCAAGGCGAAAATATCGCATAAGAGGAATCAAGGTAAGGATTCCGGGTGCTGGCGCTTCTGGCTCTGGTACGCCGTCAGTAGATACCGCTACCGGGAGAATAATTTATCCAGATGGCTACATTTTCAACGGCGTTATGGGTGCTGCTGTTTGGACTTCATGCCCCGCTATGGTGTTACTCGATTTGTTAACAGATACACGTTATGGTTTTGGAGATCATGTTTCAGACAGTACTTTAGATTTATTTTCTTTCGTAACTGCCTCTAAATATGCAAATACCCTAGTAGATGATGGATTTGGAGGACAGGAAGCAAGATTTTCATGCAACGTAAATATTCAAACTGCTAGTGAGGCTTTCGATCTTATAAATGAACTTGCTGGTGTTATGCGTTGTATGCCGATCTGGTCAGCGGGTACGATTACGATTACTCAGGATTCTCCAAAAGATGCAAGTTATTTGTTCAATCTAAGTAATGTAACTGACGATGGTTTTAGTTATTCTGGAAGTAGTTTAAAACAAAGACATAGCGTTGTTTCTGTCTCATATTTCAATATGGACAGCCAAGAGATTGATTACGAGGTAGTCGAGGACGCAACAGCTATAACAAAACTCGGTACGATAGTGAAACAGGTAAAGGCATTCGCTTGTACGTCCAGAGGGCAAGCAGCGCGTCTTGGAAGGGCTATTCTTTTTGCTGAACAGAATGAGAGTGAAATTGTAAGTTTTTCCACCTCGATTGATGGGGGCGTGATCGTAAGACCGGGTTCTATTATTGAAATCAATGACCCAGTTAGGGCCGGGCTAAGGCGTGGCGGTAGATTAAAAACAGTTACTTCGACAACAGTTGTTACCGTAGATGATACTGAGGCTACTGATTTTGCCGTAGATGCCTCGGGTAATCCAGTTGGGGACGCTACGTTGTCTATTATTCTGCCTGATGGAACAGTTGAAAGTAGAACAATTTCTAGTGTTTCAGACGGTACGGTTACTGTAAGTTCTGCTTTTTCTCAGACACCGAATGTAAATACAATCTGGGTTATCTCAAACGTAACGGTAGAATCTCAAAAATTTAGAGTCATAACTATTGAAGAGCAAGACGGCATAAACTATGCAATTACCGCTTTGTCGTACGTCCCCGGTAAATATGATTTTATTGAAGATGGCACGGCATTACCCGCACGAAATGTTTCTATCCTTAATCAATTAACTAATCCACCTAGCGGGCTTGTTGCTATTGAAAAGATAGTACCAATCAATAATCAAGCAGTTTCAAAAATTATTATCAGTTGGCAACCGATCGTAGGGGTTATTGAATATCAGGTAAATTATCGTTTTGAAAATGGAAACTATGTTACAGAAAGGGTATCAAGGCCAGACTTTGAAATAATCAATAGCCAAAAAGGTACTTATGAAATACAAATTTTCAGCTATAACGTACAAGCACAACTTTCTGCAACATCTACTGATTTAACTTTTGAAGCTGTGGGTAAAACTGCATTACCACAAGACGTAACAGGACTTCTTGTAGAGCCTGTTTCAGATCAGTTTATTAGGCTGCGTTTCGACAAAGCCACAGATATTGACGTAACTCACGGTGGAAATGTTGTTGTGCGTCACAGCAATCTTACGGACGGTTCTGGAACTTTTACAAACTCGGTTGATATTATTCCCGCCTTACCCGGTATGGTTTCTGAAACTTTAGTACCAGCTTTAGATGGAGAATATATTTTAAAATTTCGAGATGATGGAGGACGTTTAAGTAGTGGAGAGACTTCTGTTGTTGTAACAACACCTGACCCATTACCCAAATTACTTGTTTTGTCAGATAGAGAAGATACAGATTCTCCACCTTTTGCTGGCGAAAAAGTAGATTGTTTCTTTAGTGATGATGTCAATGGACTTGTTTTAGGTTCTTTAGATGAATTAGATGGTGTAGCAGATTTTGATGCTATTGCTGATTTTGATTTTCTAGGTGCTGTTGATATTACTGGTGGTCATTATGATTTTGCTTCTAAATTGGATTTAGGAGGCAAACAACCACTTAGATTAAAACGCCATTTTGTAACACAGGGTTTCTATCCTAATGATTTGATTGATAAAAGAACAGCAAATATAGATACTTGGACAGATTTCGATGGAGCCACCGCATTCGATGTTAACGCCAAACTCCTAGTAGCAACTACAGATTCTGACCCTGCAACTTCAGACTCAGCCACTTATACACAATCTGGAACCACAATAACAGTTACCAAATCTAGTCATGGGTTATCTGTTGGTCAATTTATAGATATTGATTTTACAAGTGGTGGTGCAACTGATGGATATTTTGAGATTCAATCTGTACCAAGTAGTAGTACTTTTACTGTAACTGCATCTTCTAGTGCAACAATATCCAGCAGCAACTGTAATATCGGGGCTGGTTTTACCAAGTTCAATACACTTGCAAATGGAACTTTTATAGGTCGTGGGTTTAGGTTTAGATGTCAAATGGATTCAGATGACCCGGCGCAATCAATCGAGGTAGACCAACTAGGTTATACAGCAGAACTTGATAGCAGAACTGAAACTGTAAACACTGCAATAGCATCTGGCACATCAAGCAAAGCAGTTACATTTCAACACACTTTTTTTACAGGCACTTCAGTGTTAGGTGGTTCTACTTCTGCTTATCTGCCAAATATTGGAATTACTATAGAAAATGCACAATCAGGAGATTTCTTTGCCTTGTCAAATATTTCTGGGTCAGGTTTCACAATCGACATAAAAAATGGCTCTAGTTTTGTAAATAGAAATTTCAAATATGCTGCAACTGGATTTGGGCGTGGTAGTTAGTTATTATTTGGTATATACTAAAATAAATTTTTGAGTTAGGAAATGGCTACCCACGATTACGTTATTGACAATAGTACTGGTGCTAACGTCCGAACAGATTTAAATAATGTATTACAAGCGATATTAACAAATAACAGTTCTGGTTCTGCTCCTAGTTCCACTGCTGCATATATGTTGTGGGCTGATACAAGTAATAATATTTTAAAAATGCGTAATTCAGCAAATGATGGCTGGATTGATTTAAGAACACTAACTGGTGGTTTGACTTCTGCTGCTGATGCAACAATAAATTCTGTAGCTATAGGTAAAGGTGCAAACTCTGTTGCAGGTAATACTGTTCTTGGAGAAACTGCTTTAGATGCTTCTGTTTCTGGTGCAAATAATACTGCTATTGGTAAAGATGCTTTAACTGCATTAACTTCTGGAAGTGAGAATACTGCGGTGGGCAAAGGTGCATTATCATCACATACAACTGGTACAGTAAATGTCGCAGTAGGTGCTTTTGCTTTAGATTCTAATACAACTGGAACTGCCAATGTTGCCGTTGGAGATAATGCTTTAGGAGCTAATTCAACGGCTGACAACAATACAGCAGTGGGTCGTAAATCATTATTTGTAAACACAACTGGACATTCAAACGTAGCTGTCGGTGCTAGTGCCTTAGATGCAAACACAACAGCTAATAACAATACTGCGATTGGAAAAGCTGCCTTATCAGAAAACACAACGGGATCAGCAAACGTAGCTGTTGGCTCTATTTCTCTTGATGCAAATACAACTGGAGCATACAATACTGCACTAGGTTATGAATCATTATCAGCAAACACAACGGCAGACGAAAATACTGGATTGGGTTCATTTACTTTAAGATATAATACAACAGGAGGAAATAATACAGCAACAGGATACAAAGCATTAGAGGCTAATACCACCGCAAGTAATAATAGTGCTTATGGATTTGAAGCATTAAATGATAACACAACAGGAACGGAAAATACTGCTGTGGGTTCTCAAGCTTTATCAGCAAATACAACGGCTGATAACAACACCGCCGTAGGACTTCAAGCGTCATTATCAAACACAACTGGTACTAATAATACATCTTTAGGTCGTATTGCATTACAAGCTAACACAACTGGAAGTCATAACACTGCACTAGGTGCAAGAGCCTTATTATCAAACACAACAGCAGACTACAATACGGCTGTAGGCACAAACGCTTTAGATGAATGCACTACGGGTACTAGTAATGTTGCTGTTGGCAGTGAATGTCTTGGGGCTGTTACTACAGGTTCAACTAATAGTGCCGTAGGTGTTTCTGCATTACAAGCTTTGACAACTGGCTCATCTAATGTGGCGATGGGTGTTCAAGCCATGCAACTGCAAACGACAGGAAGTAATAATACTGCTCTAGGTAAAGATGCACTTAGGTATTTTATTGCTAGTGGTAACACTGCTATCGGACAAGATGCACTTCAAGGTGCGTCAGGCTCATCAACAGGCGAAAATAATGTTGCTGTTGGTGTTGATACTTTAAAATCATGTACAACCGGGTATGCAAATACTGCTGTAGGTGTTGCAGCGTTAGATGCTCTCACCACAGCGTTTGGAAATGTAGGAGTAGGTCAAAATGCGGGAGGTGGTATTACAACTGGTGAACAGAATGTTGCGGTAGGTGATGGTGCTTTGCGAGATTGTACAACAGGAAAAGTTAACACTTGCATAGGAAGGTCTGCTGGAAATGCACTTACCACTGCTCATTTTAATACTTTTGTAGGTGGAGATTCTGGTAGAGTTGCTACCACTGCAACTGGTAATACAGCTTTAGGAAATGATACTTTATATGATTTAACTACTGGAAGTAATAATGTTTGTATAGGTGGAGGGGGTTTTGGCTCAGTAAATGGTGCTGGTGCAAATATTACTACAGGTGGGGATAATACATTAGTAGGTGGTCAGGATTGTGGTTTAAATATAACAACTGGTGGTGCTAATACTTTTGTTGGTAAAGGTGCTGGAAAATTAAATACCGCTTCAGATAACACATACATTGGACAAAGATGTGGCGAAAATATGACAACTGGAACTGGTAATGTCGCTATTGGAAAAGAAGCATCTCCATCAAGTAATACTTCAAGTAATTCAGTTACTTTAGGTGGAGGTGCTATTAGTGCCTTACGTTGTAATCAAACATCAATTAGTTCTTTATCTGATGAAAGAGACAAAACAGAAATTATTGATTTGCCTATAGGTTTAGATTTCATCAATAAAGTTAGACCTGTAAAATTTAAATGGGCATCGAGAGATGGTAAACAAGGTAAAGATGGTTCTTATGAAGCTGGTTTTATAGCTCAAGAATTTCAATCAGTAGAGTCTTCTACTTCTGTTGATTATCTTAATTTAGTATTAGATGATAATCCTGATAAATTAGAAGCTGCACCAAATAAATTATTCCCTGTTTTAGTAAAAGCAGTACAAGAATTATCAGCAAAAGTCACAGCCCTCGAAGCAGGGTAAACTAAAAGTAACTTAATTTTTTATTATGGAAGAAAGAACCGCAGATGAAGTTGCAGCAATCTTCTCTGCTGCTGGCGATAGCGTCACTGTTATCAACACCGCAAAAACATCAGATGAAACTGATACTGAATTTAAAGAAAAAATTCAAAGAAACGTAGAGCATCTTGAGACTATCAAAGACTACAAGAAGCTCGATGGTACAACTTCTATCTGGACATCTGAATCATTTACAAACATAGATGCTGCTATTACTGCTGGCAAAAAACTCTACTAAATTATGAATCTTAAAGAAAAACTACAGCAACTTGCTATTGAAAGGCAAAACTTGCAAATAGCTTTATATGAGGTTAGTGGTGCGATGAAGATTTTGGAACAGCAGATTCTTGAAGCTGAACCCGGATTAGCCCAGCCATCAGATACAAAGGCATCAAGCCAAGAATTAGAAAAAGTGTCATCAAGGTCAAAGGCATAGCCAACTTAGCCAAAATTTCTTTAATCATGTTTCAAAAAATTGCAAACGCTTTAAGTATCATTTCTTTCATAATGGTAGCTTCTATGAGTGGTACAGCCTATTTCGGTTACAGGTATGTAACATCAGAACAGTTCAAAACTAGGGTTATGAATGAAATCTTAGGTAACGTGCAAGGACTCATGCCAAAAGTTTTAGAAAACTCAATGCCAAAAACAACAGCGCCGTTCCCTTTGCCAACAAAATAAATGGAAGTTCCTGAGATTGTAATACCTCAGATAAAAACAATCCAACTACCTACAATACCAACGATAGAAGGAAATCCATACCAAGTACTTAATGTACCTCTGCCAAATATAAATTTACCCGGGTGTGTCAAAACCCATAGAGACAGTTCAGTAAAAAATACAGCGATTATACAAGATGACCCGAAGGGTGCATACTTTAGCTGTCCTACCGGGGAGTTGCCATCTTATAATCCGATTGATTATAACCCTCGAGAACTGACAATTGTAGAAGAAAAAAAAGAAGAAAAAATTAATACAGATACGCCGCAACCGCCAGAGCAAAAACAACCAGATATACCAAAAAAAGAAAAAGAAAATATTGTAATACCAGATTGCCCCGGCCCGAAAGATCAAAGAATTAAAGATTTTCGCAACGAATCTAGACTAGAAAGGGTTATTGGCCATAAAAGGGGCGATGATGGGATTGAGTGCATTACCCTCTATGAAAACGTCCCTTTCAAAGATCAATTCATTCCGGAAATTTCTGTTATTGTATCTACTGCTGTTATTGGCTTGGTCGCTGCCAGTAGTCCATTATTACTTAACCTCGTGAAGCCATTGGTTAAAAATTTGGTAAAAAAATTGACCAAGAAAAAAAATGATATAAAATAAATTAGCGATAGGCCCGGTATCATGCCATTGGATTGGCCTCTGCTCTGTCGGATAGACCTATTGCTACTTAATCTTAATTTCGTGGGTGTGTGGTAATACCTGATTAGCCTTTGGCACTAAATAAACATCTTTGCAAATATTAAAAAATACGCTGTCCTTTGCTATTAAGATACCCTCCTGTTTTAATTTTCCACATTCTTTTATCCTTGCAATATTCCAATCAAGCTGTTTGTTCTTAAGTACCTGTTCTTGTATTGCTATCTGAGTTTGGGCGGCGTTTTTACATTCTTTCTGTAGCTGTCTATCTAATGGGATTGTGAAAGTTAGGCTGATTCCTGTATTAAGTGCATAACTGTCTTTGTTTGTACCTGAGTAATTTTGTTGATAATATAAAATTTTACCGGGATTATCTGGCGTACCGTCCCCTGTGGGGTTGCCGTCATCGTCAAAGTCTCCTACTAGATCAGTTGGGTCATATACTGGCGTGTCATAAGTGTGATTAAAAGGTTTTCTATAATTAACGCCGAAAGTAGAAAATGGAGAGATTGCAAGCTGTGGACCTTGGCAAATAATCCCACCGCCGTAATGGTTGGTTATTACATTACCTTGGTTCATTTGTATTGCCTGATTCGTGACGGAACCATTATTGCTTTGGCTAACTGCATTTGCCAAAATAGAACTAGGATTTAAGGTTATTGCGAGAACACAGAGGTACTTGTAACAACGCTTTCTGATTCTATCTGTCTGGTAATTGTAGTGACGTTTTGTAGACCGGGTCCATGGTAGCTTTCTGAAAACTGAAAGGCCGCCCCAGAGGTTGAATCGTTTAACGTCCAATCTGGTTTTGTCGTTAAGTCTGCGCCTGTCCATGTATAACTTACCCCGCCCGAAGAACCATTAACCGTTGTAGCATTTGGCGACATATCGCCGCCAGAATTTGTGATTCCTGTACCCGATACTGTGTATTCGTAACCAGTTTTATAATCTTTTGATGTAATGGTTTCTGTGATGCTTGTAGTTGTATTCGTGGTGCTTGACATAGTCCCGGTAACGAAGTTGGGGACAACTGGCTGACTATACGCGGGTAAAACATAAAAAAATATTAACAACCAAAACTTTTTCATTTGCCATTAATCGACACTCAAAGTACTGACATATTGGCCAGTAATTGTAGAACCGGGATCTCCACCACTTATGGTAATAACGTGGTTGTCTATTGTTGCACCTCCTGAGCCTATTGCCCCGGCTGCTGTAGATGTTAGGTCAGAAAAGTTGGAAACGGCTCCTGTCGTGGGCGCTGAGGTAGGAACTGCGTCCCCCTCCAAATACGAAACTGTGTATTGAAAACTTTCGCCATTGGTTAGCTGACTTGCTGTAATATTTGTGTAAGCGTTAACGCCGTTAGTAGTAGAACCAAGACCGCCGAGAGTTCCCGCGGTAGTGCCGTCAGTTGTATTAACGCCAGTACCAGAAACAGAATAGCTATTTCCTACCCGGTCAGCCGCTGTTGCTGCGCTCATAACTTCTACTTTTACCGAACTGGTAATTGTTGATGTCATATCAGCAAAGGCCGCTGAAGGAAAAAATAAGAAAAAGATTGCTAGAGTTTTTTTCATTTTTTTGACACCCCTACTTTGGAGTCAGAATTGTCAACTATCTTAACATTACCATTAAGTTTCTTTTTGTCCGTAGCCTTTTTGACATTTAGGCCATAGTTGGACATCACAGCACTTAGCAGCCCGGCGGCAAAAGTGGTATCAATCTGCCTTGTAGAATTACCGAAATATGAATATGAAATTACTGCCAAGGCCCAACCGAGTATGACAAGCTGTACCGCGTTGCCAATAAATCCTAACCCTTGTTTTTCTTCCTGTTCTTCCATTGTTTTGCGAGGTATGGGCTAAATTTAGCAAAAAGCGATATGTTTGGGAAGTACTGCCCTAATTACCATGATTCGTATTTTAAAACCAATACTATTAACTTTCTGCAAAACTAATGCAGTTAAAAAGTTAATTCTTGACCTTTTGAAAGCCTTAGTAAAGTCTACAGACAATACCATAGATGACAAAATTGTTGAATACATCGAAGTAAATTTATGGCCTAAAGAACAATGAAAAGTCTAATCAATGTCTTAACATCTAGCCCAAGTCTTGAACGCCAGTTCTATATTGAAAGCCTTGTTAAAGACATACAATCATCAAAAAATATTGATGAATTAAAAAAAATGGCCGAGGAACTTTTGCGTACAAATGCAAAACAATCTGACTTTATCGCAAGTGCCTTGGAGATAATGTGTTGCCAACAAGAAATGCTAATACATTATGACCGCCGCAGAAACATAAAAAAAAAAGCGCCCCTAATGAAGCGCCTTAAATATATTTTGTTTGGAAAAGACTAATCTAGTTCCTCGGTTATATCTTTCCATTCGCACCAATCGCTATGGCAATTTACCATAACTGCTAAACGATCTCTTTCAACATATTCAAAAGTTCGTTGCAAATCAGCATCATAAAAAATTTGGCCGATATAAGGGTTTTTTGGAAAAATTACACCAAACATAATTAGAAAGGAATGTCAGAATTATCCTCAACGTATCGAGGTTGCTTTTTGGGGACTCTATTTCCGTCCAGAGGTTGAATCCTACCGGAGTTGCCCCACATACCGCCCCAGAGAGAAAAACCGGGGACCTCATCATAATTACTTTTATCCGTATAGACACGGATTGTTGTATTATTTTCATCAACTTTATCAACTTCTTGCATTAACCACATTGCTGCTTTTTTTGCATTTTCTTTGTCGAAATCAATAATTAAATTTCTCTCTGGTGCATTTTGGTTGCTGCTGTTGTTGTCTACTACTCTGAATCGAGCATTGAAAGCGGAGTTAGCCATAATTTTTAAAAACTTTGAATTGGGGTGATGTTGTTTGTTTCTTCCCATGCGAGAAGTTTGTGTAGGTCGTAGCGGACCCGGGGAGTACCCCAAGAAACCGCGTACCTTTCAAGCGTGTAGTAGGGTGGACCAAATTTTTTTGCCCTCCAATCTTTGATAGTGGCGGGACTTAGCCCATATCTTGCCGCTACTTGCTCGGTGGTTAGAAATTGAGTCTCGGTGGTGTTCATGCTGTTAATGCTTTCCTCCTAGCGTTGATTAAGTCTATAAGTTTATTATATTGATCTTGTGTTATTTTCCCCTCAGAAAAACGCTCTCTCAAGGTTTCTGAGTGGTTATTCAACTGTTGGTCAGTTGTTGACTTTACGATAGCGTCCCGGGCCAATACAGCTATGTTTTGTTTGGGTTCTGCGCCACCACGTTTTGTAGGTGCTGAATCTTTCGCTTTGATAATTTCATTACCTGTCCAAAGTTCTGAGCCTAAATTAAATTCTTTGGCTGCACAAAAACAGAACCCCCGGCGGTGTGAGTCTGTAACGTCCCTTGCTGAAATCTTTGCAAGTGGTATTGGTTCATTTCTGTTATCCATAATCGAGTACGGATAAACTGCGCCTTTCTTTCCCTCCGGGTCTGTGAAATATCCCATAAGATAACCTGAGCCGTTTGGTGCGGGCCAAACTACCCCGGTAGATTCTACGGTGGGTGGTAATTCAAGATGAAAGTCCCACCCGGGCGCTAGTTCGTTAAGGTATTCAGAAGTTCTAGCCCATGAGACATAACTGTATTTACCTTTTTTGTAAACGTCCTCGGGTTGTATAACACCTTTTAGGTTTGGTTTTTTCATTAGAAACTTCCTCCCATTTGTTCTAGTGTTGGATTTTGGATTAATAAAACATCTGCCAAATCAGATGGTGGGGCCATAAACCTAGTTTTTTTGGTTCCATTAATGTAGTAGTTGAATAATCTAATGAAAGCGTTTAACTGGTATCTTTGGTAAAAAGAGCCTCTAACTCTAAATCCTTTTTGCATCATTTGATTTCTAAATGAAAGTATTGGATTATCTATGTCTAAATTTGTACCCTCGGAAAACTGTGTAAAAAATTCAGATAAAATTTGCTCTGAATAATTTTTTTCCAAAACTAATTTATAGAAAGGTACACCAACACTTAAGTTGAAACAATGAAATTTTCTGTGGTAGATAAGCATTTCATGTATGATTTTGTCCCAATCTGCTTTTTGCCTTTCGTACTCATTATGTATTTCAACATGAGTCGGAACTACTACGTTACGCCATGTACCCTTTGGGTATGTATGGTACAAAAGATAAACCTTAATACCGGCTGCTAGGTGTTTTGATGCTGCGCTACCTTTAATGTAAAGGCCATCTGCTGCGGTCCTTGCTGAACCAGTATCTACACAATTAAATATTTTCGGGTCCATATTTCTAGCAACCATAATTGGTAATGTTTTACCAGTTTTCACAATCGCTAAAAGTCTATGTTGACCGTCCAATAAATTACCGTCCTTGTCAAAGGCGATTCCCTGATTCGTTAGGGTCCATTCTCCATTATCTATGGAGCTAATCAGCCTTTTTAAGTTAGCCGGTTTGACGGTTCTGTTTTTTCTGTTTTTTGTTTCTAAAACACGTTCAGCAAAATCAGGGGTAATTTGCTCAACGCAAAAAGTTGGTGTGATTGTTTCAGTCATTGTTGATAGCCCAATGTGGTGGTTCGAGGGTTTGGATTCCGTCAGCGTCTGTGTAACCTTTCCAGATTCCATTTTGGTTTGCTTCAGAAATTTCAAAAAGTGCCTTTTCTTGGAGTTCATAACCTAAGTCGATAAAATCGTTATTTAATTCGTAGACCCCTATGTTGTAAGGGAAAACTTTTTCTATTGCTACAAAGATGAAGCGGTCAGCCCCAGTGCCTTGTAAATAATGCGCGGCTTGGACATGATACATAAACTTCAAAATTGAAGATGTAAAAGCCTTTGGCGATGCGCCGCCCTCGCCACAAGTTTTGAGATCAATTACGGTATCGTTGTGGATTTTGTCGCAACGACATTTGCAATCAAGGCCAGTTGAGCTATGTGTCCACCAGAAAGATTGTTCAGATTGACCTATTTCTTGCGATAGTAGGGCATTTGCTTGAGGGTGCTGACAGATTGCTAGAGCCATATTTTCAATAACTTTTGCGTCTGCCGGGGTGTAAGTAGTCAAGCCTTTTTGTTCGTACTCGAGAGCAAGTTTTTTACCCTCCTTTGTACGTTTTTCTTCAAGCTGAACGTACTCTTTATGAAAGTCGTCAGGCTCGAGAACTTTTTTGTGAATCATGCTCCCTAGTTTCATCGCCGGGGTCGGTAACTTTGGCGGTGCAAGTTCATTATGTTTGCTATGCCATAAAGCCTTGGGGCATTGTGATAGTAGTAGTTTCAAGTCAGAAGCGCCATAAGCCGGGTCTGCTTGGTAACTAGCAAAATCAACTGAAACTGGTTTTACTTCGTGGATAATCATTTAATTAACCTCAACTCTGGGGTGCTATGTTGAAACGGCCCGAGTGGACCGTAAACAGTTTCTAGCTGTGGCCAAGTTTTGAAAATCAAAGCGCGATTATCTGGGTCTGCTGAAAGTGCAGCGTGAGCAAGTTTGCTGTAGAAACCACCGCCATGTAATATGGCTGTTTCTAAGGTTTTTAACTGTTCGTTAGTATTCATGAGTAGAATAGAAGTGCCGCTGTGGTGCGGCTTGGAGTTAGAATCCGCAAAGGTCAGGGGTGGCCCTTGCGGGTTTTTTTTATGGTCAAATACAAATTTAGATAAGCTGCAATGACCAGTAGCGAAAGACAAAATGAGTTATACATTTCTTTTCGCTGTTTTGTAGGCAACTTTTACCTTAGGTATCTCGGTAGAAATAATGTAGTTTTCTCCGAAGCTATCCCAATCAACAAAAATTGCCGGAGATACTTTACCGGGTAACTTCCGCATAAGAACTATCCGGGGTATTTTTTCTCCTTTTAGCGGCATAATCCCGCAAAAGACAAAGTGTTCATCGTCACAATCTCTAATACAGGTTCTACCGATAAGATCGCCAACCTTAACGTCCATTGTTCCGTCATTCGGGTCTGTGTTACTGGTCATAAATTTTCTCCAATGTAATAGCTTTGATAGCCCTATCAATGGCTGCTTGGGCAACCTCTTGTGTAATCTCCGGGTCCATAAGCATCAAAGTGACCATATTAACCAGTTCATCTTTATGTCTGGTTATTTCTTTTTGGTTGGTTAGCTGTGTTTGAAAAAGCATTACAAAGCCTTGAAATAATATCTCAGGCTTTGAATCTGACTTTATAAATTTCATCATTTTGATATTTCCTCACAAGCAGCAGCAACACCGGCATTACAATCTGCAACGGTCATGTCGTATAAAGTGCCAGAAAGAGTTGTGTAAAATAACCCTGACATAGCGATCATCAGAAATAAATTTCTCACTTGGTTTCCTCCTTTTTGTGATTTTGGTTAGATTCTTTTAATGCAAGATCGAATGATTCGTACAAACGGTTTCTTAGGTCGTCTTTGTACTGGGTAGCAATCCTAATGTCTTGTTCAGTTTTTCTGATCTCTTTAAAAAGACCGGCGGGTACTTGTGTGTACTCAAGAGCCTGATTCAGTAGAAAGTCAGAGGTGCTATCGTATTTGTGAAACCAGCACTCGCCACACTCCATTGTGAATTCATCAAGTATGCC